TAATTAAATATCCTGCGGGTTCTATTAATACTTCTGATTATTTCTTTGCATCTTTACGGTATTTAAATAATACCATAGTTGCAAATTTAAATCAACAACTTCCTATTTCTGGTAGTTTTGGATTTAATATTGATGCCACTTCAGTTTTAAATAATTCACATGGATATTATTTTGGGATTGGAGGATATCATCCAAGTTATGATCCTATGTCACCATTATATGCAGAAAGTTTATTTAAACGTGTAATTCCAGGAATTCCAGGATCATTGATTCTTCCTGCAACTATTTTACCAGGATATTTTAATGGTATTATTTCTTATGCTATTATTTGGAATAGATATCTTTCAGATCAAGAAATAAGTAATGCATATCAATTTATTAGACCAATCATGATTGGTCGCGGTGTTCCCTTATACTAAATAATTAGAGAGACTTATGGCTAATAAAGCAATCGAATCAAATATTTTTCGTATATATTCCTCTCAAAAGTTTCTTGAGGGATTATTTCAAACTCAATTAAGTACCAATAATCTTTATGTTTATATAGGACAATCGATTCCTTGGACAGATGATACTAATCCTCCTCAACCTAACGATACTGTAGAATCTCGCGGATCATTATTTTCAATTATGTTGGCAATTAAAAAAGTTTCTCCATCAGATGCCATTTTAGTTATTCCAAATTATCCCTGGACTTCTGGAACAGTTTATTCTCAATATTCAAAAAATGGTGCTACAGTAGGAGGAATATCATACGATCAATTTGAACCTACTTTAAGTATTGAACCTTTTTATGTTATCAATACTTCTAATAATGTTTATAAATGTTTAGGGAATAATAGTGGTGGTGCATCTTCAATTATGCCTACTAGTACTGGAACAACACCTGTTACTTTAGCAGATGGGTATATTTGGAAATTTATGTTTCAAGTATCACCAGAAAATGCACAAAAATTTTTATTAAATGCCGATTCTTCTATAAGTGGTTGGATTCCAATTTATACTTTACAATATAATGATGGTTCATTACAATGGGCAGTTCAAGATACGGCTTCATCCACCGATGGATCTGGTATACCAGGTGGACATGGATCTGATCCAGTAAATGAATTAGGTGCTATGTATGTTATGATTGATGTTGATTTTAATTATGATGAATCGGGGAAAATTACAACCGATAATTCTTATAGAGAATTTGGATTACTTTTAAATCCACTTTCATATGATTCTGTTATACCATATACTGCATTAATTGGAGTAGGTACTACAAATATTCCAATTTCAAGTGTTACGGGAACGTTTAATCCAAATGACCAAGTAAAAGGAACAACAAGCCTTGCAACTGCTTATATTGTTGATTATAATATTTTACCTGGTATTTTAAGATTAACGCAAGTATCAGGTACTTTTGTAAATGGTGAAACTATAACAGATATTACAAGTAGCGGGACAGCAATTTCTGGAACACCTATTAATCCTGATATTACACCTAATACAGGACTTATTCTTACAGAAGAAAATATAAGTCCTATAAAACGCGCCTTAGCACAGATAGAGGATATTAAAATTATTATCCCTTTCTAACAATATAAATATTAATATGCCACTAACTTTCGCTTCATCTCCATTTTACGATGATTATAATCCTTCTAAAGAATTCTATAAAGTTCTTTTTCGGCCAGGATACCCTGTTCAAGCACGGGAATTGACACAATTACAATCCATTATTGCTGAACAAATTGCCCGATTTGGACAATATGTATTCCAAAATGGAGCAATGGTTACTCCAGGACAAATTACTTATAATCAACAACAATCTTATGTTATTGTATTACCGAATTATTCAAGTGTTCCAGTTGATTGGGCAGCATTAACTCCCGGAATCCAAATTCAAGATTCTGCCGGAGTAGTAGCAACAGTTATTTCGGTAGATTCAACAAATAATGTAATTTATATCCAATATACCACTTCAGGTACTTCCGGAACAACAAAAGTATTTGCAGATGGAGAAGTATTAAATATTCTTCCCGCCAATACAGGAATTGCACAAGCTATATCTTCAAATTCTACTGGTGTTACGGCTTCAGCTTCTATTGCTGCAGGTGTTTATTTTATTTTCGGGATGTTATTAGATGTTGCATCACAAACCATAATTCTTTCTCCAGTTAATGGAACACCTCCACCATTAGGATATTCTTTTCCAAATGTTCGGGTGGGATTAGAAGCTATTGAAACCATTGTTACACCTGAAATTGATTCTTCTTTAAATAGTAATGCAATTGGTTCTCCAAATTATGCGGCTCCTGGAGCAGATAGATATAAAATTGTTCTGAATCTTACTGCAATTGATATTAATGCTACCGCAGATAATAATTTTACCGAATTAATGCGGATTCAAAATGGAGTGATTCAAACACAAGTTCAAAATACTGCTTTGAGCGAAATTATGACTACATTAGCTCAAAGAACAATGGAAACTAATGGTAATTTTATTGTTTCTCCTTTTGGATTTGATTTGCATGAAAGTTTATTAGTGGGTAGTAATGGTGGGATTTATACAAGTGCAGGTGGCGGCCAAGCCGATCAATTAGCATTAGGTGTTGAACCTGGTAGAGCATATGTTGATGGGTATAGAATTCAAACCATTTCTAAACAATACTTACCAATCAATAAAGCAAGAACAACTAATTTTTACCAAAATAGTCATACAAGAGCTTATCTTGGAAATTATGTTTATATTAATCGCTTATTTGGTTTACCAAATTACGATCAATGGCCAAGTGTTAATTTGTATGGGACACCTATTGTTACAGATGGAGTAGCTCCTTTAACCAGCGTAATTGGTACAGCTACAATTCGTGGGTTACAATTTCAAGAAGGAAATTTTCAATCTATTGGAAATCCTGGTCCAATTTTTGAAGTATTCTTAGCAGATATTAATATTACTGCGGTAGGTTTAGGTATTGGAGATGTTAGATCTTTTGCAGTTTCCGATGGTGTTTTAACTACAACCGCAAATGTTCTTTCACAATTAGATATTGTAAATGTTGTTGGTGATTTCACTGTAGGGGATACAATAACTGATGGAACATATGTTGAAAATATATATGCTTGGGATACTATTAATAATTTCCTATTAACATTACCAGTTACAGTAAGTGGTTCGAAAACAATAGCAATTTCAAATAATGTTCCTATAACAAGTGCTAGTGGAACGGCAAATATTTTACAACGAATTACATTATTCGATACTCCAGATAATATTTTATTATATCAATTACCACAATCTACGGTTTCTACAGTTCGTGATTTAAGCGATGATGTTTCAACTTCATATTCTTATCGGAAAGTTTTTTCAGCAGTAGCACAAAATCCTACTTATGGAACAGTTACATTTGCTACTGGAGTAAATGAAATTTTTGAAGCTTTATCGGTGGAAGATTATGTAGCTACTATTGAAACAGGAAGTAGTGCGGGTAGTGCAGGAACATTAATTGATATAGTTCCAAGTGCATCTTTTGCTTCAGGTCTTTCTCAAATATCATTTAATGCGCCAGTAGGAACTACTGTTAAATTATCAGCTACGGTTATCAAAGAAATTGCCGCAGAAAAAACCAAAACTTTGAATTCTCAATCATTGACGGTTCTTTCTTCATTATATACTGGAGCTACTAGTTTAGTTAATTTAGGAAAAGCAGATATTTTTGCATTAGATAGTATAATAGATAATGATACTTCAACTGATATAACTGATTGGTATACATTAGATAATGGACAAAGAGATAATCGTTATGATTTTGGACAATTAACTTTATTACCAGGTTATCCGGCTCCAAGTTCTATTACAATAACATTTAGATATTTTACCCACAGTTCTGGAGATTATTTCTCAGTCAATAGTTATAATAATTTTATTACTTCACCTGCTGGAATAGATTGGTACGCATTAATTCCTTATTATGTTTCTAGTGGTACATTATATGCTTTAAGAGATTGTTTAGATTTCCGTCCAAGAGTGGATGATGTTTCAGTATTTCCACCAGTTGCGGCAGTTCCTACAGTTCCTACATATACTACTGTTGGTGGTTTGGTTAAACCAAATGATGATATCGTTACAGATTTTTCATATTATTTAGGACGTGTAGATAAATTATATCTGTCTTCTTCAGGCGCATTTATTGATTTACAAGGAACACCTGCACTTCAACCACTTGCTCCACCAGATCCAACAGATGGAATGGTTTTAGCTATTCTAACATTACCAGCTTATACATTTGTTCCAAGTAGTGTTACTATCAAAACATTACCTAATAAAGTATATACAATGGCTGATATTGGTAATTTAGATAAACGTATTACGAATTTAGAATATTATACAGCATTAAATTTATTAGAACAAACTACAGCTAGTATGCAAATTCCAGATGCTACAACAGGTTTAAATCGTTATCAAGCAGGTTTTATTGTAGATCCTTTCCAAAATATGAATGTGGCAGATTATAATAATCCAGATATTTCATTTTCAATTGATGCAGCGAATGGAATCATGCGGCCAGAATATGTAACTAATTCAGTAAATATGCAATATGATTCAGTAGAAAGCGATAATATTGAAGTTAATACATTAAAACCATTAAATAATATAGCAACATTACCATATACTGAAAGCCCAATTATTACACAACCTCTTGCTTCACGCCAAGAAAATATTAATCCATATAATATTTTTGCATGGGCAGGATCTATATCATTAACTCCTGCAACCGATACATGGATTGCAGTAGATTATTTACCAGATATTACAATAACTGATAATACTTTATTTAATGCAACACAAGCACAAGACCAAGCAGATAATATTTTAGGTACGGTTTGGAATGCTTGGACAACAAATTGGATAGGTGTTTCAACAAGTGTAAGTAATCCAAATAATATTAATGTTGGCCCAGGAGGAAATAGTGATACTTCCATTATGGGTGCTGTAGGTAGTGCAGCAGCCCAAGGAGTTCCAGTTCTTCCAACCAATACTTTAGCAAGTACAACTACAACGTTATCTCAACAAACGAGAAATGGAACCCAAACTACATTAGTAAATGTACCAACACAAACAATTGATAATAAAATTGTTAGTACTGGAGTTGTTCCTTATTGCCGTGCAAATAATATTAGTTTCGTTGCTAAAGGATTAAAACCACTTACACAATTTTGGGCATTTATGGATATTACTCCAGTTAGTTCATTTTGTACTCCAACTGGAGGAACATTAGGTGAGAAATTAATGTCAGATGCAAATGGTATGGTTTCTGGTGTTTTTGCCTTACCTAATCCATCAACATCTACAGTTCAATTTAGAACAGGTACCAGAATATTTTCCTTAGTTAATGATATAAATAATGTTGGAGCAAATATCACTTCTTATGCTCAAGCAAATTATATTGCTTCAGGAACATTAGATAATGATCAAGAAACAATTACTTCAATTGGAGTTCCTGAACTACAAACGCAACAAGTTACCCAAACTGGTGCAGTTCAATCAACAAATCAAATAACTACTTATGTTATTGTTGGTGGTGCAGGATATGTCGATCCATTAGCACAAGCATTTTTAGTCGGAACATTGCAAGGTGGTTTCTGTGCTACTTCAATTGATCTTTATTTTGCTACTAAAGATCCTACCATTCCAGTAACTTTACAAATTCGAACAATGGTAAATGGAACACCTACACAAACAGTTGTTCCTTATAGTACTGTTGTTTTAAATCCAAGCCAAATAAATGTTGATCCGGTAAATGGTGCAAAAAAAACAAATTTTGCATTTCCATCTCCAGTTTATTTACAACAAGGTGAAGAATATGCAATTGTTTTATTATCCAATAGTAATGCATATTTTATTTGGACCGCTTTATTAGGAGATTATTCACTTAATACCGATATATTAATTTCTCAAGTACCTTATGCAGGTTCAATGTTTAAATCTCAAAATGCAAGTACTTGGGTTCCTTCACCAGGTGAAGCTTATAAATTTACATTATATCGTGCAGTTTTTGATTATTTAAAAGTTGGAACTTTAATTGTAGAAAATCCTACTTTACCAACTCTTACCTTACCTAATTTATCAATGATAACTTATAATGGTACAAATGTAATTCGTATTTTACATCCAAATCATGGAATGCCTGCCGGAAGTTTAGTGACATTAACAATTCCTCCAGGAGTAGGAAATGCTAATTGGGCCGCTAGTTATAATGGAATTCCTGTAAGTGATATTATTCCTACAAGTTCTGGTGCTTTTAGAGCTTCTGGATGGACTTCAGGCATTTCTATTGCTGATAATGTAGTAGGATCCAGAACCTATCAAATTAAGAATGTAGAATTAAATTCTTATACCATTTTTATTGTCAATGCAAGTAATGTTGCCGATGATGCAAGTTCATCTGGTTATACTGGAGTTTCTTGTTCAGTTACACAAAATTATCCATATGATGTAATGATGCCAATTGTAAATGAATTAAATTTTTCAGGAACATCTACAAATTATTATTTACGTGGTATTTCAGAAACATCAGCCGATGGAACCCAAATTCCATATGAATATATTGTTTCTGGAACATTTCCATTTACACAATTTGTACCTAATGTTAATTTTAATTTATCACAACCACAATTAGTAGCATCCGCGGTAAATGAACAATATTTAATAAATCATGGAACCGCATTTGCAAATAAGAGTTTAGTTTGGGAAATTAATTTGACATCTACATCTGATAATCTTTCTCCTATGATTGATTTAACCCGAATTTCAGCTTTATTAATCAGTAATCTTATTGACAACCGTATTACTGCTACAAATCCTGCCAGTTCTCCTGCTGGTGTTGAACCTATATATGTGTCTGAAACTATTAATCAAGGAGCAACTGATGCTGCAAAATATATTACATTACCTGTAACTTTAGCCACAACCGCAAATAGCCTTCAAGTTTGGTTAACAGTAATGTGGCCTTATGCAGCACAAGTGGATGTTTATTATAAAATTTTACCAACAAATACAAATGCCACATTTACTTCACAACCCTATGTATTAATTCTACCAGATCCTAATACAGATTTTTCACCTGCACAAAATTCGACAGATTTTAAAGATTATTATTGGCAAACTGATACTTTAGGTCCATTACCAGACTTTACACAGTTTGCAATTAAAGTAGTTTTAAGATCCACAAATTCTAGTGCTGTACCACTCTGTCAACAGTTCCGGTGCATTGCTCTGGAATCATAAATATTGGTGTATTATTTTTATGTCACTATTACCAGAATATATTAAAATTGATAATAATGCCAACCTTGCACGCCATACCAGTTCAATGGGAGTTGTGAATTTAGATAAACAAGCATTATCTCATTATCGAATACAAAAAGCTAGAATTTTGGAAGAAAAGAAATTATTGAATAATACAATAGATCAAATAAGTGAATTACGATCCGAATTAGATGGCTTGAAACAATTAGTCAAAACGTATATGGTTGCTTAAATGAAAAATTCTCTTGCTATATGTGGTGGTGGAATCCGAGGTATTATTCCTTGTTCGGTTCTGGCCGCTTTAGAAAAACAAACTGGTAAACTGACAAATCAATTTTTTGATTATGTTTCAGGAACAAGTACTGGAGCATTATTAGCCGCAGGAATAGCAGTCGGTATTCCTGCTCAAAATCTCCTTGAAGTTTATGCTTTACAATCTGATAAAATTTTCACTCCATCGGGTGTATTAGGAGATGCAAAACAAATAACTAAAGGTTATAAATTTGATCCGGAAAATCTTTATAAGGTTTTAAAAATAATTTTTGGTTCTAAAGCCTCTTGGGTATTAAATGATTGTCCTATTGGGGTTTGCATCAATGCCACTGCTGTGAATGGACACAATTGGTTTTTTGTAAAAGATAAAACCACAAATGCTAAAACTACTGGTAATATTAAATTATTGGATGCTGCTATTGCAAGCGCATGTGCTCCTACTTATTTCGATTGTTGGCCAATTTTAATTAAAGGAAATAGAATCAATTTTTTTGATGGTGGGACTGGTTGTTTAGCAAATCCTTCATATCAAGCATGTGTTGAAATGTTCCAATATGATTCATTTCGTCCCGAATTTACAAAATTAATTACATTAGGAACAGGATATTATTCTTCTGGAAATACACCACCAAATGGATTAATAGCTACAATAGAATGGGCTACAGATACTTTGGTCGATACTTCAGAAAATTGGGTAGATTCTGCGGTTCAAAGACAATGGCCAAACCTTCAACAAAAATTTGATTGGGAATTACCTTGTGCTATTGATATGGCTGATACGGATGCTATTCAAGAATTGTTAAGTATTGGTACTCAAGCAGCTACAACTATAGATTGGACAAAAATTTTATGTTTAAATTAGGGAAAAAAGAACCTCGTTACGATTCAAGAGATTTAAAATTAGCCAAATATTTTACTTCCAGTTTACCCATATCTCCGTCAACTGTAGATTGGACAACTAAAGTAGCAAATTGGCCAATGATGAAAAATGATACAGTTGGCGATTGTACTTGTGCTGGAATGGGACATTTTATCCAAGATTGGACAACCAATTGTGGTTCACCTTTTATTCCTTCAGATGCTCAAGTTATTGCCGCATATTCAGCTATTACAGGATATACACCAAGCGATCCCAATACAGATCAAGGCGCAAATTTGAATGATGTTCTTAATTATTCTCGCCAAACTGGAATTGCCGGACATAAAATTGGAGCTTATGCATCTCTTGAACCTAAAAACCATACAGAATTACAAGATTCAATTTATTTATTTGGTGGTGCATATTTAGGAATTGCTTTGCCACTTACAGTTCAAGGAGCTAAATGTTGGCAAGTTCCATCAAAAATTAGTGGTAAAGGAGCTCCAGGTAGTTGGGGTGGACATTGTGTATTAGCTGTAAAATATGATCCTCGTTGGATTACTGTAATAACTTGGGGTGCTTTATTGCAAATGAGTTGGGCATTTTATGATGCCTACTGTGATGAAGCTTTTGCCGTCTTATCACAAGACTGGATAAATAATGGTGTGAATCCTGATCATGTAGCTTTGGCAGATTTACAATCTGATTTGACAAAAATTTAAGGAGAAATGAGATGAAGAATTTCTTAACTATCGCAACTTTATTACTGGTGAGTGCTTTTTCCGTATTTGCACAAACACCTGCGCCTGCATTTCCTTCGGTTCCTCTTCCATTAGGGGTCGCTGGATTTGTAGAATATAATCAACTTGGGACTCCTCAAGTGGTTGGTGGTGTTACTGCCATTTATCCGGTATCTGGGCAACTTGGTCTTTATGCAACCACAACCGCTTTATTATCACCACAAAAGGTAATTGATCCCACAACTCAAAGAAGTTTTTATGCTGTTACTACGCAATTAAGACAAGGACTCCATAAAGATGTTTTAGATACTGGCCGTTGGTCTTTCTTAATTGGTGGTGATGTTGGCCCTTCTATTGGTTCAAGCGCTACTTCAGGATTAACGGTAAATTTTGCTTCTTCAATTGTTCTTACACCTCTTTATCAAGTTTCTCCGGCTGTTAGTTTAATTTTACCAGTTAGAGGAATTTATGTTTCCAATGTAGGTTGGAATCCAGTTGTAGAATTTGGTGTTGTTTTCAATTTGAGTAAATTAAAAGCCGCTAGTACTCAAAAGTAAAAGTTCTAATAGAACCTAATTAAAATTAATAAGAGTGGTTCTAATAGCACCTCAATAAAAGGGTTCTATTAGAACCACTCTTTTTTATTTGATAACCATATTTTAATATGTTATGATAGAGTCTATGAAAATAACAAAATGTGAAAATTATAGAGTGTTGATCTTTCCAGATGTTAGGTTCACTCGTTTAACCGAAGAACAGGAATGCAAACGTATAGAATCCGAAATAAAGCGGCATGTGGATGATCTCGGAACAATTAGAATTAAATGGGATGTAAATTCAACTTGTTCTTTTTGTGGATATGAGTGGGAAATTGACTGTGCTGGATGCCCCCAATGTTGTAATGCGGCTATTGAAGAATTTAAAAAAGGAAATTATAATAAATAAAGAAATAAGTATATTAGTATTTTCTATATATTTTAAGATTTTGGGATGAATAAATGACCAAAATTGAAGAATTACGGAACAACAAACAAAAATTGGTTGATACTTTGTTTTGCTTGTGTGGCATTAGCAACCGACCCAAATTATCCATGGTTTAGAAAAGCCTTCTCTTACCGAAAAAATGGAATGGGTAGCCAAGCAATTACCATTCAAAACCAAACCAATTTGTTCCTCTTGGGCATTCTGAAGGCTATTTGGAATTATTTTATAACTCCATTTGGAACCATAAGAAATTAAGGGGAGCCATAGAATAAAAATAAAACAATTTTTATTTTGTCGAATTACCGCTTGACAACCAATAAAATTTGTGATAATCTCATTTTTTATGCCTACTACATTATGTAAACGCACAACAGTTAAAGGAACTAAACTTTTACGATTGGAGTCCTTATCAATGACCGATATCTCTATTGAAACCGCCAAACGGGCCGATGATCTGGAGTTAAAATTATGCAACTATTAATTGGTTTTTCTCTTCTTATTAATGTTTTGGCTTTAGGAGTATTATTTTTGGCTTTAATTGAGCCTACTATTGCCGAAACTCTAGCATCTATATTATATTCCCGTGCCATGGCTCTTAGAATGGGTCGGCAAATATATCGAGAATCTAGGAGAATGATTCTAAAATTGGAAGATCCAAAAGAACCTGAGGTCCAATAATATGGAATATTGTGAAGCTCTGGAAAGTTTGGCATTAAAATTTAAGCTTATGGCTGTTAAAGGAAATTTACATATATTTTCTTTAATTACCAAAAAATCTTTAAGTGAAAAGGTATATCTTCGTTTTTTTATTTGTGGAAGAGATAACTTTATAGAAGATATTACTCGCCAAGTGGCAGTTATTAATAACATACCAATAAAGGATTGTTATACCTATTTCGCAATTTTTACCCATATTTCCAATCGAGAAGATTTTGTAGAAAATGTTTCTTTGGAACTTTTCAAAAATCGATATAAAATAGACCATAATATTTTATAATTGACATCCAGCGGCCCTTGTGATATGATGTAATTGAGGTTGATTAATATATGTGTAATTTTGCATCATTTGTCTTAACGAAAGATAAGGTTTTTTGGTCAGACTCCGATTCCCATACCGATATTATTGAGGAATTTGAACTCCATGAAGATGGAGCCAATGGACCTAATATCCTTAAAGTAGAAATTATTCCTACTCCAAAAATAAAATCCCTCCTGGATTATGACAATTGGAATTTTAAAATCGACCAGGATATTATGCCGGAATGGTATAATAAAGATTTGGATAAATCCAGGACCCG